CGAAAATTAAGAGCATAAGGAGATAAAAATGTTTGAACCACCGATTTTAGACCAGCTGATGGGTGTTGGAGCCTTGCTGCTTGGATTTGCAGGGCTTTGCCGTCATATCAAATTGCAGGAAAAACGCAAGGAAGAAGAGAGACAAAAAGAGCAAGAATTTGTGTCTAAGATTATCCAAGGCTACAATCACGCATTCGAACGTGGTAGAGAGGACAAATGGCAAGAGATTCGCAAGAATATTCGCCGTGAGTTCAAAGGCTTCACATATGACAACGAACCGCCTCAAGGATTGCGACCTGAGCCATTAGCTTTACCAGAACCACGAAGAGCACGCTATGCAAAGTATTTGGGGTAGAGCAAAGGAGACGCTGATGACTAGAATTGAACTTGAAAACCGTGTATGGCTTTTGGCCAATCATGAAGAAAAAAACGAATTACTGGATCTTGGACTAACATCCAAGGCCAGATATGTGAAGCGAGTGCTGGAACTTGGAAAGGTGTATGCTCATGTTTGATTACGACAGAGATATGACGCAACCGCCTGAAGAACGAGAAGAACTTGACCCAAGCGAGTATGTGGACATTGGATGCGGTAGACGTCGATATGTGGGTGATGAAATATGATTGAAGAACTACTTGCAGAAATCGACAACTGGCGAGCTGAGTATATGCATCTTGGAATTGAGCTCGGAGAAATCATCAACGAACGGCAGGATATTATTTTAAAATTGCAAAACGAAAATAGACGTATAAAACGTGAAAATTGGAATTTGAAGAAAACGAAAGGAAGAAGGAAATGACAAACGAACTGACACAAAAACAAATTACATCACCAGTTACAGCACGCATTGGAGAAATGCAAAACGAGGGGCTAATGATTGCACAGAATTATAGCGTTAGCAATGCACTCAGTTCAGCATATTACGCTCTAAAAAATTCCAGTAGTGGGAATTTGCTCCAGATGTGCACTCAAGATAGTATCTACAATGCACTCCTTGACATGGTAACTCAAGGGCTTAGCCCGGCAAAGACTCAGTGCTATTTTATCCCTTACGGAAATACTGTTAAGTTGACTAGGTCATATTTTGGCACTATGAAAGTTGTTAAGCAATTACCAGAAGTGAAAGATATTTATGCAGAAGTTATCTATGAGGGCGACAAATTCCAAATTAAGAACGAAAACGGTCGGAAAGTTTTTGTTAGCCATGAAACGGATTGGGTTAATGCAGACAATCCAATCGCAGGAGCTTATTGCATTATCGAAAAAGAGGATGGGGAGAAAATCCTGACTGTTATGACAAAAAAAGAAATTGACAAGTCTTGGGCGCAAGCTAAAACTAAGAATGTTCAGAATAACTTCCCTCAAGAAATGGCTAAGCGTACAGTTATCAATCGTGCTGCGAAACAGTTCTTTAATACTAGTGATGATAATGATTTATTTATTGATGCTGTGAACCGTACTACAGAAAATGAGTATGATAACGAGCGCCAAGTGAAAGAAGCTGAACCAGTGAGAGAAGAGGCTGAAACATTGGATAGCATCCTTGGAGCTTCTGAAGAAGTGACTGAAAAACCCAAAAAAGAGGTTATCAACCAGGAGTTGACAACCACAGAAGCAAGCTCCTCAGTAAGTGAAATTCCAAGCTTTGACGAAGAAACAGGCGGAGTAATTGACCAAGAGCTAGCAAATGGTCAAATGGACATGCTAGAAGGGGAGGATTTCTAAAATGGTTGAAGAATTAAAAGATGTGACAGATAGCTTAGAACTCGTTCCAGTAACAGATTTAGAGATTGGTTTTGTTCTAAAAGCTGCTGAAATCGAAATCCAAGGTAAAGAAGTTTTGGAGCAAGCTTTAGAGTCTTATAAAAAGAAATACACTGGCTATATCGTTACAGAAGAAACTTTATCAGATGACATTAAAGTCAAAGATGAGTTGGGACGAGTACAGCGTCAGATTGAACAAGAACTTAAAAACCAGCTTTCAGAATACTCTAAACCTCTTGATGAAGCAAAGGCTTGGGTTGAAAGCATATTAGACCCTATCAAAACTTTGCAGACAGACATTAAAAATCAAATCAGGGAGTTTGAGGAGAGAGAAACAGAAGCCCGAAAGGAAACGGTCAGAAAAGCTTTTGAATCTGCAATCGCAGAAAGTGGAGTTGATCTTGACATCAAGCTGTTTGCTATTTACTTTGACGATTTTAGCAAGAAGAAGTGTTTTATGGCCGATAATGTGCGAATCAATCAAGCTACTTCTAAGATGATTGTCGGATTGGTTGCAGAAGAAGCCGCTAAGAAGCAACAACGTGAAGCTGGACTTATACAGATTACAGAAGCGGCAGCTAAAGCTGGTCTCGGACCTACTGTCTACATTCGCAGTTATGACAAGGGAGCGAAACTTGCTGATGTTTTGCAAGCAATTCTTGATGATAAGGCATTAGCTGAACGAGCTAAAGCGGAAGACGAATTGAAAAAGCGTATAGATGAAATGACTGCTATCGCGGTGGCTAAAGGTTTGAACCCTGAAAAGTACGTTGATTTGCTAAGAGAGGGTCGCTCTGCTTTGGATACTATCGATATCCTACATGCAGACGCAGATGAGCTTAGACGGACTAAAGCAGAAGCGAAACAAGATACTCAGGGTCAATTCTGCGCCCAAAATCAGCCTGAATTTGGGTCAGAAAGCAGTTCAGGGGGTAATCATACCATCGAGCAAGAAATAGGCCGAAAATCGCAAAATATGGCTTCTGAGGATGGCGTTAAAAAATATGGTTACAAATTTACTGTAGATTTAATTTTTCCAGCAGAGAACGCAAAGGAAACAAAGGAGCAATTTAAAGAATGGCTCAATGCTCACGGCGTTCAATTTGAGCCACAAACAAAATCAGTAAAGGTGGAGATGAAATGACAATGGATTTACTTGGAGAAGATTACTACTCAGCAGCTTCTGCACGTCAATATTGGTCTATCTCGCAATACAAGCGATTTAGGGAGTGCGAAGCACGGGCATTGGCAGAGCTAGAGGGAGAGTGGGAAGACCAACGAGATAACACAGCTCTTTTGGTTGGTAACATGGTTCACAGCTATTTTGAAAGTCCAGAAGCACATAAGAAGTTTATGGATGAAAATGAAGATGCCATGATTTCGAAAGCTGGGAAAACCAAAGGTCAGTTAAAATCTGACTTCTTAGTTGGTCAGCGCATGATTGAGCGATTGGAAGCTGACAAGCAATTTATGGATTACTATGTCGGCCAGAAAGAGGTTGCTGTCACAGGCGAAATCGAAGGAGTGGAATTTAAAGGCAAGATTGACTGCCTCAATGTCGAAAAGGGCTATTTCGTAGACATTAAGACCACAAAATCAGATATTGACAGCATGGTTTGGGTTCAGGATGAAGCAAGCGGACGAAATATTCAAGTCCGCTGGTTTGAAGCTTGGGGGTATGTCCTTCAAATGGCGGCTTACAAGAAGATGCTAGAAGAGAAGTACGGCAAAGAGTTCACCCCTATTATCTACGCAGTGACAAAAGAGCCGTACCCTGATACCAGAGCGATTGCTTTTGAGTCGCAGGAAATACTCGATTATGAGTTGACCAAGCTGTCCATGCTTATCCAGCGCCTTGACAAGGTCAAGCGAGGCGAAGAGAAGGCGGAGCCGTGCCGCCATTGCGAATATTGCAAATCGAAAGCGTTGACCCAGCGTGTGGAGGTGATTTGATGAGTAAACAAGTAAAAGACATACTAGAAACTCACGACACAGGTTGTCCTCATGGCATCACATTTGCAATACATCAAGATAAAGACGAGTGTATTGCTTTGTTTGGTCGTTCTGGATGGCCTGGTCTCAAACCTCGATTTATTCGTTGGAATGAAAGTGTTGAAAACCAAACAACATACAAAACTGAGGAATCCTTACTTAATGCCTATGTTTGTGATGTTAAAAAAACATCGGAAGATTTTATTGTCATTCAATTATTGCCTTTTTAAGAGGGGGAAATAATCAAAAACCAACTATTTCCATTTTGGAAACAACTCAAAAACCAACAAGCCGGGCATTCTTGTAAAACTGCGAACTAGAAAATGCGTCAGTAGAGGTCATGTGACTTTGGACGAATGACGCAAAGAATTTCACTCACGCTTGCCTTGCTCACAATTTGGCAGGCGTGGGATTTTGGTAGGAAATATGACTGAAGTAGTAAAAGTAGATGTGCAATGTCCGTTTTGTGGAATATGCTATACACGATTCGCAAAACTAAAGCCTTGTTCAATTAACTGTCGTGGATGCAGTATGTCACTTCACTTGAAATGGGTAGGAGACACACCGACAAGCATGAATAAGGCGGGTTTTGGGCGGTTAGCTTACGAACCTTTCAATCATAATGAAGACGTTAAAGATTTGAATGAGGTGTTTGCATGAATAGATTGAAAAAACTAAGACAAGAAAAAAAGCTAACTCGAGATAAACTCTCACAAGAAATTGATATAAATTTAAGAACTATTCAACGTTGGGAAAGCGGAGAAAACCAAATCAAACCAGATAAAGCTAAAATGTTAGCTGACTTCTTCGGGGTAAGCGTAGGTTATCTACTGGGATATGAACCAGAAGGTATGCCAAAGCGGTCAATCTATGAAGAAGTTTATTCAGCATTACTTAGAGTGAAATCTGAAAATCCTAAGCACGATGACCGTGCGGCAATTCGTGAAGTATGTATGGAATTAATCGAAGCGACGCTTGAGGGGTATTGATGAAAGAAAGATTGATTTTAGAGATAGAACCTAAACCACAATCTAGACCAAGATTCGCAAAACGTGGGAATTTTGTTAAAGCATACGAAGAACAAGATATGAAAATCTGGCGTGATTATTGCCAGTTACTGATTGCTAAACAGTACGCTGGTAAGTCTATGCTTGAGGGAGCACTGAAGGCACGACTTAGATTTTACATCAAACCGCCTCAGTATATTTCTAAGGTCAAGAAGAACCAGCAAGCGCTAATGGATGAAGTGATTCCAGTAGACAAGAAGCCTGATATTGATAATTATGAAAAAGCGCTATATGACAGCATGTCAGGGATAGTGTTTAAGGATGATGGGCAGATAGCTATGCACGATGTAGGCAAGTTTTACAGCCTGAATCCGAGGATTGAAGTAGAAATTGAGGAAATAAAGGAGGTGGAGTAATGAGTTATGATTTGGAAATCTTAGCGAAAATAGAAAACGGAGATTATATTTGTATCGCTGAACCTAGATATAGTTCTCCGACCTACAATCTCGGGAAGATGTTTAGAATTGCTATGGATTGGGATTTTGACCAGGACACTACGTACAACATTGCTGACATTTTAGATAATATCCAACGCGGTATATCTGAATTGGAACAGTACCCTGAAAAGTATGTGCAGTATGAACCTGAAAATAGATGGGGAACAGTTAGGGGTGCATTGGATGTTTTGAAGTCATTGAAAGAGTGTATTTTAGAACAAGATATTGATACGAAATATTTATATATGAGGTGGTAATATGAAACGACCAAACAGATACCCGTACACACGAAGTCAATGGGCTGAAGAAACTGTTAATCACTATACATATAAAAGCGATATTTGCTATACAAGTCACATTTTAGAAAATAAACTTACTGGAGAAATTAAGAGCAAGGAGGTGGAGTGATGGAAGATGAGCAAAATATTTTAGAGACACAATTGATTTTAGGTAAGCAAGTTTTAGAAATTGTATTTGATTTGCTAAAAAGTGACTCAAAAACAGGGGCAGTTCTACCTTTAAACATAAATGACCGTGAATTTACAATTACTGTAGAAAAGGAGGTCATAGAATGAAACGACCTGAACGATACCCATCTGGATACTTCATTCCTGAACTTATTGAAGATGAAGATATTATCTTTAATAAAGATAGCGATTATCAGAAGCAGAAGAAAAAAGAAAAGAAGAATACTATTTTCAAAAGAAATAAGCCCCGAAATAGATGGGCGCTTTAAGGAGGTAACAGAATGAAACGTTTTATCGCAATCTGGATATTATTGTCTGCTGGATTGAATATCTGGCAGATGGACAGGATTGCAGAGTTAGAGAAAAAGCGTCCGATTGTCGTCTACAAGGCGGATAACGCAGGCGCTGAGATATTCGGTAAGGTCGTCGAGAAAGGACGACATGGCAAGCTATACACGCTTACGATTCGTGACTACGGTGTGTTTGTGGTTACGAAGGATGTGTATGACAAGGTTAGATTAGGAGATGAGGTAAGAATATGAATTATAAAGTAACAGTCGATGGTAAAGAAATTGAATACGGTGCACTGGTTGAAAAATCACGTTTTTCAGAAAAAGAATGGTCTGCTATTTATGCGGAAATCGTGAAACAAAATCAGCCAGAAGTTTTTGAAAGCAAGAAAGCAGATACTGACTACATTGATGTATTTGGGGCTCTGATTGCTCTTGAAGAGCGATATGAAGCATTGCTTGAGCTATTACCTCAAGATCAGTTCTCTAAGGCTGGCACACATCCAAAATGGGTAGCTGATGCAGTCGCAGAAAACACTTTGAATAAAGAGGACACGGTGCTAGATGTGTCGGATTTTATTGGACGATGTGAAACTCTGGAAGAATTGAAAAATGAGCTGACAGAGTATTTTGATTTGGAAGAATTGTAGGAGTTATCATGAAGCTAAGATTTAGAGCGTGGCTAAAGCAAAAGCAGAAAATGAATAATGAAATCGACCATATCAGTTGGCTTGAGGATGAGTTATATTGTATTGGGGATGGAATTACTTACATGGTTTCGGCAGAAGATTTAGTACTCATGCAATCAACAGATATGGTTGATAGGAATGGCAAGATTATCTTTGCAGGCGACATAGTCAAAATGGCTAAGGATGTCTATTCTGAACCGACTTATTACGAGGTTGTAAGGCATTACGGTGGAGCGTATCGTCTTGAATCTAAACAACACGGATGTGAATTGTGGCTACGACATACTGATTGCGAGGTTGTGGGGAACATCTACGAAAACCCAGATCTTTTGGAGGATAAATAATGAACGAGGAGATGGAACATGAGAATTAAAACATTAATGGGAACAATCATCAATGTTGATAGGATAAAGCGCAGTATCACAGTTGAGGGTATTGAATTAGGCTCAGATTGTCGTGCTTTAGTATCTAAACACAAAGATGGTACAGGTACAATAACACTAGTTTTTGATGGGAAAATAATTTAAAAAAGGAGTAAAATCGATGTTTACACAATACAATCACGAAACAGGAAAAACGACACTTACAAAACTTGCTAAGGGCGGTATCATTACAGTTGCAGCTGTTGCTTCACTTGGGATTTTTCGTCTCACGGCCGTGAAGCGTATCCCAGCTAATACAGTTGGAGTTAAGGTTAGCGCAATTGGTGGTGTTCAAGAAAATACCCTGCAAACAGGATATCATCTAAAAATGCCATTTATTGATAAAGTCTACACCTTATCTACATCTGTTCAAACTAAGACAATGGAGAAAATCACGACTCAGACAAAAGACGGTCAATGGTTGAATACGAATATCGATGTGAAATATCGTGTCAATAAGGAAAAAGCCATGACGGTATTCTCTAACTACACTACCTTGAAAACAGTAAATGATAGTGTAGTATCTCCAGCAGTGCAAAGGGCAATCGAGTCTGTAACGGGTAGTTACGATATCTATGATGTGCTGGGTGACAAGCGTACTGAAGTTTATGAGGCGATTGATAAGGCTCTAAAAGAAAAATTTGAGTCTTACGATTTGGAGTTTGTATCCTTTACCATCACAGACCAAGATGCAGGCGATGAAATTGAAGCAGCAATCAAAAATGAATCGGTCAAACAAAAGGAAATAGACACAGCTAAACAGGAACAGGAAAAGGCTAAGGTTGAAGCTGATACCAAGAAAGTTCAAGCTCAAGCAGAAGCAGACGCAGGTATCATCAAAGCAGAAGGTGAGGCCAAGGCAAACAAAGCTAAGTCAGATTCAATCACAGATAATCTTATTCGGATGAAAGAAGCAGAAGCCCGTGAAAAACATGGCTGGGTTACTGTCAACGGTGCAGGTAGTGTGATCACGAATAAAGAATAAAATAAAAAAGCCAGCACAGCTGACTCCTTTGTGATATACCCAATAAAAATATTATATCATAAAGGAGCTATGTTGTGAGGTTATTAAAAAAGGTTGACGTGCAATTCACCAAGAAAAATGTCTATGACGTTCTAGAGAGTTATCGCTCGTATGTCCGAATGGCAGGCGCTGAGTATTTGCCTAAAATCACAACGACCTACTCATTTGAACCAAAGACATTTACTGGTAAGAACACAGCTACTGAGAATATGGTTATCGAACATGTGGATGCAGAAGCAGAGGTTTTGGAGATTGAGAGAGCAGTCAACTGCATTATGGATCCATACGTTCGGCAGGTTATCGCAAAGAAGTACATGGATATGAAAATCCAATTATCAGACAAGGCTATCTATATGGATTTAGGCTATTCTGAGAGTGAGTTCTATCGCATGCTTAGTAGAGGTGCTTTGGAATTTGCGGAAGCCTATCGAAAAGGTAAGTTGATTGTCTTTCGTAAATTTTTGGGAGATATTTGCAAGTAAATTGCTAGGAAATGGCTTATTTTACGTGGTAGAATAGTATTGTCAAGTGATGGGTTATTTGACGTCTCCTTTATATTTTTCATTTTATTTCTGAGGCTTCGGCCTCACATGGCGGTGACAGGTAATTGGTTTTATCTCCTATGTATTTTTTCGGTTCGATTCCGGACATCGCCGTTAAAGACTACAAAAAATAAAAAAGGAAAACTTTCAAATTGATTACTAATTAACACGCAAGGTAGTAGTCGTCTTGCATTTTTAGGGCTTAGCCTAGATAATCTGTGGTAACTCAGGAAAAGGATGTTTTTAAATCTATCAAACATCCTGCCAGCAATGGTCAATCTAAGCAATTTAATCTTAACTATTTCAGTTTTGGAATAGGTGGGCGAAGTTAAAGCAGGGAGATTCCAACGGCAAGGTGCTGAGGAAATGCAAACGTGGCAGTTTGGCTGTGAAACGAGTCTATAAGAGGAAAGAGGTATTTGGTTCGAGGTGCAACAAGAGCTTAATACCATATCTTACAAAAATTGGGCGCCTCCCAAAAGTATGTAAGGTGAGTTGATTGTCCGCAAAACAATCGATAACAAGCAGGCGCTGTGCATTTGGTTCTTCAAAAGAGAATGAAACACATGGCGATGCGTGTCTGTGATAGATAAAAGATGATTTTTATATTTTAAAAGCTATTCAAGATAGAAAAAAACTCAAAAAAGCAAAAGTCATCGCCCGTCGTAAATGAAAGTGTACTTCGGCAATTAGATTGCCTACTCAAGTCTCGCAAGGATGAGAGTAAAGTCAAAGAGTAAAGCAGCTTAGACTTTTAGCGGGGTCTTCGTTAATTGAAAAATGGCTTAGTAGTTTGTGATGTAAGGAGTGATTGGTCTAACCAATCGTGCATGAGTGATACAAGTAGGAATATTTGTGGACAAGATAATAAACTATAAGTTATCGAAAGTCACTCGCTTAAAGCAGTAGTCTCATGCTGATTAATGGATATATGGTAGACAGATTAAATCCTGTTTAGGGAATTGAGACGTCACAGGTTCGAGTCCTGTCGTTCTTATGAGAGGTCTTAAAAAGGTCGCACATCGTGTGGCTTTTTTATTTTCCAAACAAACAAATACAGGAGGTTTAGTCTTGGGTAGAGCAAGAGACCCCAACCGAGACAAAGCATTTGAAATCTATTCAGAGAATAATGGAAACGTTGAGCTGATTGAGATTGCTGAGCGATTGGGTGTTTCAGCCGGCACTGTCCGAGGTTGGAAAAGTAAAGATGGATGGGAGCATAAAGTAAAAGGAACGCTCCAAAAGAAAAATACGGAACGTTCCAAAAATCCAAGAGGAGCTCCAAAAGGAAATAAGAATGCTGTGGGTCACGGAGCCCCTAAAGGGAACTCAAACGCCGTGACTCACGGCTTAAGAAGACGGTTCCTCCCTGACGGTATCTCTGAGCTTGTGGATGAAGTAAGTGCCATGTCTCCCATTGACATCCTTTGGGAAAATATCACACTGACCTATGCTAATCTTTTGCATGCTCAGCGTATTTTGTATGTACAGGATGTTGAGGATACCACTACTATGCTGATTGCTAGTACAGCTAAAGGTGGAGAAAACTACGAAATCCACACAGCATGGGATAAGCAAGGCAAGGCATTAGCTGCAATGGCAAGGGCTCAGTCAGAGCTTAAGAGCATGATTAAAACCTACGACGAGCTCACACGTTCCCCTCTTGTTACTGAGGAACAAAAACTACGAATCGAAAAACTTAAATCACAAATCGGTGTAGATAATGAACAAGACGATAAATTGATAGAGTTTGCTAAGGCTTTGAGAGGTGCTTTTGATGACAAATAAATTTACAAAACGACAAGAAGAAGTACTTACACGAGTATTGAATGATGATTTTTTTATCTGTGGTCTCCATGGTGCAAAACGTTCAGGTAAAACTGTTTTAAACAACATGGTCTTCATGAATGAGATTGCACGAGTGAGAGAAACAGCGGATAGATTAAACATAGATGAGCCGATGTATATCTTAGCTGGAACATCTTCAACATCGATACAAAACAATATCATTCAGGAACTGTATAACATGTTTGATATTGAACCTAAATACGATAAGCACGGAGCTTTTACCCTTTGCGGTGTCAAGGTGGTTCAAGTCTACACCGGTTCTATATCTGGTTTAAAACGCGCCCGTGGTTTTACTGCTTTTGGAGCTTATGTAAACGAGGCATCTCTTGCTAATGAACAAGTATTCAAGGAAATCATCTCACGTTGCTCAGGAGAGGGTGCTCGGATTGTTTGGGATAGTAACCCAGATATCCCGACCCATTGGCTTAGACGGGATTATATCAACTCTGGCGACGATATGATCATAGATTTTCATTTCAAGCTAGATGATAATACATTCATGTCTGATAGATATCGTGAGAATATTAAAAATGCTACACCAGCTGGTGTGTTTTATGATAGAGACATTCTTGGTTTGTGGGTAACTGGTGAAGGTGTGGTCTATCGTGATTTTAGTGAGAATATGTTTGTGGATAACGTACCAGAAGACATTGCAAAAGTCTACGCTGGTGTTGACTGGGGATATGAGCATTTTGGCTCTATCGTTGTTATTGGAGAAACATCTGACGGTTCGGTTTATCTGTTAGAGGAACACGCTCATCAGTACAAAGAGATAGACTTTTGGGTAGACCTCGCTAAGAATATCAAGGAACGATACGGGAATATTACGTTCTGGGCAGATAGCGCACGACCTGAACACGTTGCAAGATTCCAAAGAGAGCAATTAAAGACGTTTAACGCTAATAAAGCAGTCTTGTCTGGTATTGAAGAAGTAGCTAAGCTGATGAAAGCTGGGCGCTTTTTTGTTGTATCAAACAAGGTCAGCAAGTTCAAAGATGAAGTCTATCAATACATCTGGAATGAGAAGACAGGCGAGCCAGTGAAAGAGAATGACGACGTGCTGGATGCGGTGCGTTATGCGATTTACTCGCAACATGCACAACCTAAAGCAACTGTCCGCAGACGTTCTGATTATGGTCTATAGAGAGGAAAGACATGTACCAATATTTAACCTATCCACGAGATGGATATGATGAGGGTTCTTTGAAGAAAGACCTGATTTACAAATTGATAACGAAGCATATCACCGAAGGTTCACGTTTGAAGAAGCTTAAAAGCTACTACTTGGGTGAGCATGCTATCTTAGAACACACGAGACGCAACGTGAACGCACCGAATTACAAGACGGTAGCCAATCATGCCAAGGACATCGCAGACACGGCTACAGGCTATTTTATGGGCAATCCTATCAAGTACAATAACACTGCTGAAGGTGATATTGATGAACTACTTACAGCCTTTGACGGGGCAGAGATTGACCAAGTAGACGCCCAAAATGCTTTGAACATGGCTATCTATGGTCGTGCTTATGAGTACATCTATGCTAAAGAGGGATTGACTGAGTTGGACTCAACTAGTATTGACCCAGAGAATACCTTCATGGTCTACGATGATAGCATTGAGCGGAAGCCTTTGTTTGCAGTCTACTACTATCAAGTGAAGGACGATACGAAAGACACTACTAAGTACCAGGCAGAAGTCTTTACTGAGAATCTGCATTATCATATGGTGCTGAGAAGTACAGATTCAGGAACAACTCAGAATGAGCAAGTAGAACCTCACAATCTTGGTCAAATTCCAATTATCGAATATCGCAACAATCACTTTGCGATTGGCGATTACGAGCAACAGATGAGCTTGATTGATGCCTATAATTCCTTGATGGGTAACCGTGTCAATGATAAGGAGCAGGCAGTAGAATCTATTCTTGTCTTGTATGGAACGCAGTTAGCAGACACTCCAGAAGATGCTAAGATAGCGATGAAGATTCTTTCTGAAGAAGGTCTTTTGGAATTGCCAGGCGATAGCGCAAGAGCCGAGTTTTTGAAGAACACGCTGGACGAAAGTGCTACTGAAATCTTGCGCACAGCTCTTAAAGAGGATATCTACACATTCAGTCATGTGCCTAATCTGACTGATGAGAACTTCGCAGGCAATACGTCAGGTGTAGCTATGGAATTCAAGTTGATGGGCCTTGAGATGATTACCAAGACCAAGGAAGCGAACTACAAGCGAGGTTTAAGACAGCGTATTGCTATTTTTGCTCATTACTTGGGCATGAAGCAGATTGCTCTAGAGTCTCATTCAATCGTTCCACAATTCAGCCGTGGTTTGCCTAAGAACTTGTTGGAAATCTCTCAGATTGTGAACAACTTGGAAGGTAAAGTGACCAATAGACAGCTTATTTCTCTCTTGCCATTTGTAGAAGACCCTGACGCTGAACTGGAAGCCTTGGAAGAAGAAAAAAAGAAGAACATGGAAGACATGCCGATGTTCAACAAAGACAACACGAAACCCGAAGACGAGGTAGAGGATGAAGAATCAGGAGTATTGGGCGAAGAGGAAAGCCAATCTGATTTACCAGCAGATGGACAAGGCCGAAAAGCAGGCAGACCAGTTCGATAAGGTCTATCAGGAAGCTAAGACTTACTTGGATAAGGAAATCAATAAGATTTTTGATAAGTTCCAACGTGATTATGGTTTAAGTCAGGTAGATGCTAGACAAGTCTTGAAGAACATGAAAGACAAGAAAAACTTGAATGAACTTCGTAAGGTGCTTGAAGCAAGACCGAATGACCCGAACATCCAAAGACTACTGGCTGACTTAGACAGTCCAGCTTATTCTTTCCGTATGAAGCGACTAGAGCGTTTGAGCGACGATTTAGACCGTATGCGCGAATCTATCTATCATTCGGAGAAGACAGGCTCAGACGCCTTTTATAGCGACCTGATGAAGGATAGCTACTACAAGGCTACCTTTGACCTGCAACAGCAGACAGGGTTAGCGTATGGCTTTTCTGGACTTCCTGAGAGCGAGATAAAACATCTGCAGTCTTTTAGTTGGGTAGGTGACGGAAGCACGTATTCCACAGACATCTGGAAGAATACGGGGAAGCTTACTTCTAGCATAAAAGATGAACTACTCATAAGCCTCATGACAGGCAGAGATACACGAGAAACTGCACAAGCAATCGCTGAGAGGTTCAATGTAGGTCAGAATGATGCTAGGCGTTTGGTTCGGACGGAATCAGCCTTTTTTCATAATCAAATGGAACTACTCAGCTATGAGGAAGCAGACATAGAGAAGTATATCTTTGTGGCCGTCTTAGACAAGCGTACATCACGCATTTGTCAGGAGCATGACAATCAAGTCTACGACAGGGATAAGGCTGTCCCTGGTGTCAATTGTCCGCCTATGCACCCTTGGTGTAGGTCTACTACTGTCGCATACGACGAGGACGCAGATTACAGCAAGTTGAAGCGCAGAGCAAGGAATCCAGAGACAGGGAAAGTTGAGTACGTGCCTGCCGATATGACTTATAAAGAGTGGTATAGCAAGTACGTGGATGGTGAGGGCGTTGTTAAGGAATCTAAGCCAGAAGTGGATGACAAGGTTTTTGCAGCTGATAAACCAAATGAAATAGACGACTTCTTTAAGAAACAAAAATCTTATCAGAAGTGGTATAATGAGCTTGACGAAAAACAAAAAGATGCTATTTTCAATTACACCATGTCTCCACATGAGCAAATAAATTCCGTGATGAGGCAAGGCTATGAAGAATACAGAAAAAATGGTTTAATGGGAATTGAAGCATCTGAAATTCCTTATGTCGAAAGATATTTGCAAGAAAACCTAGAGCTTTCCAAAAAGTTAGAAACCGTATTTGGAAGCTATAAGACTGAGGAAAGTTTCATAACTTATCGTGGAACTAGGGCAGAACAATCATACTTTAATAACTTAATTGTCGGTCAGACTACTGTAATCGACAAGGCTTTTATGAGTACAAGTTTAGCGAAAGAAGAAGCATTAAACTTCTCTAATGATGGAATCGGAGAAAGGTATCTATTGGATATTACAGTAAGAAAAGGTTCTAAATCTGGAGTATACATATCTGAACTTTCGGATATGCCAGAAGAAAAAGAATTTCTTATCAAACCATCTGCTAAATTTAAAGTTATATCCGTAGATAAAAATTCATCAGGATTAAATTTGATAAGTTTGGAGTTGCAAGATGATTAAAAAAAGATTTTTAGAACCATTTCAAGATATTCCGAGTGTTAGAGCTGATATTTTAGTTTTTACAAATGGGTTATCTCTAAAGTCTATTGCTTCGTTTTTGGAGTCAGCTAGTGATGATGAATTACATAGAATAGGTAAAGCAGTTTTTTACCTCTATCCTGCCAATATTCGAGAACAGTTAGCTAACAAGAGAAAAGATTCGGTAGATTATAGTTTCATCGACGACTACACTCGTACATATAATATTGATTCTATTACCACATCTAAAGATAAGTCTCGAGGTAGTGCACTGCTCGCATTTTTACGAGAAAATCCTGATATGGATGCAACAGAATTTTGTAAAAAACTTAAATTATAATACGAATTAAGCACCTAGAACAATCTAAGTGCTTTTTTCGTGCTCGGAAAGGGAATTTTAATGAACAAGTACAAAAAATTGATAGAATTAATTGAAGATAACGGACTTGAGATACAATCGAAGAAATGTTATGATCCACAGAGTGCTTGGCATGGTGAGGAGTTATGGATTGTTGATAAGAAGAAACAAAATAAAATTTTTGATTTATCGGGTAATGGCTATTGTTTTGACGATAAATCGGTCGATAAAGCCATTGAAGAGGTTGAAAAGTATTTGTCTCTTAAAAACATGAATACTTTTGATGATTTCAAAAAATGGGTGGAAAAGAATGCTAAGCCTCAAAAATGATGCTTAGAAAGGAGTAAAGACATGTTTATCTGGGATTGGGTATCAATCGCCTTTGGGTGGTTGGTATTTTTGTTGTTAATATTTATTATTATGGCCGTAATCAGCGGAATAATTAAAGGTGTAAAGAAAGGATTGGAAAAATGAAAGATTGGAAAGAACGCTTTAAAAAAGAATACTACGAATTGAAAGAACGATTCCAGAAGTTAGATATGATGATTGGTCAATACGAAAGAGGGCAGTTAGAGTTTGAACCTAAATGTCCGATTGATTTGTTAAAAGGTCAGCGTTCAACCATGTGGAATTATTTAAGAATTCTAGAACAACGTGCAAAAATTGAAGAAATTAAACTATAAAAATTAACCGCATCGAAATCGAGGCGGTTTTCTTATGCCCTAACCGTATGGAATCCCGTACGGTTTTTATATTGTCCAAACTGTACCGATGACAATAAAAGCTGTGCTGTTCCGTCGCCGGACGTAAAGCGAGACTATCGAGTGGCGACGTAATCGCTGGAGGACAATTATGTCAGAAGAAATCAATGCAACTGTATCTACTGAATCAACTGAGACTGTCGACACTCAAGAAAATGTTGATACAGTGCAAGAAGAAAAGCACGAATGAACTTTCACTCGTGCTGAAATCGGTAAGATGTTATCTGCCGAACGCTCTAAATGGGAAGCTGAGCAAGAAGCCAAAGAGAACGAGGCTAAGAAACTTGCTAAAATGAACGCTGATGAGAAACAGAAATATCAGTTAGACCAGCGTGAGCAAGAACTAGCTGACCGTGAAAAAGCTATCGCTCGCAAGGAATTGACCGCAGAAGCTAAAGCAATGCTAAGTGAACGTGACTTACCTGTTGAGTTAGTAAATGTGGTTGATTTGACAAGCGCAGAGACTGTGTCGCAGTCTGTCGCAGTATTGCAGAAATCATGGGAGCAAGCCGTGCAAAAAGGCGTACAAGAAAAGTTAAAAGGTGGAGCCCCGATGAAGCAAGCGCCAGTTGATAGTGACGGTATCACAAAAGAAGAATTTTCTCGTATGGGTTATCAGAGTCGAAACGAACTCTATCAAAAGAACCCAGAACTTTATAAGAAATTGAAAGGTTAAAATAAATGACAGCAGGACAAACTAAATTAGCCACTATGGTTAACCCAGAAGTAATGGCGGACATGGTTTCCGCTAAACTACCTAAATTGATTAAATTCACTCCACTTGCTTATGTGGAAACAGCACTTCAAGGCCAACCAGGGAACACTCTAACAGTTCCAGCATGGGAGTATGCAGGAGATGCGACTGAGGTCGGAGAAGGTCAAGCTATTTCTCCAGATCAGTTGACTACTAAAAAGACCACTATGACCATCAAAAAGGCTGCTAAAGGTTATGAAATTACCGATGAAGCTCTTTTGTCAGGCCTTGGCGACCCACTAGGTCAAGCGACCTACCAGCTTGGTTTGGCTATTGCTAACAAGATTGATGATGATTTGGTCGCAGTAGCTAAGACTGCAACACAGCACGTTGCAGAAGCTCCAACGACAGGAGCAGCTCTTGATAAAGCACTTGCTATTTTTGACGATGAAGAAGACGCAAAATATGTAGCTCTTATCAATCCAGCAGATGCCATTGATTTGCGTGCCAACACTGTGAAAGAATGGATTTCAGGCACAGAAGTAGGAGCGAATACAGTTGTTTCTGGTACATTTGGAGAAACACGAGGTGTTCAAATTGTGCGTACTAAGAAAGTTGAAAAGGGTAAAGGCTTTATCGTCAAAGTCTCTCCTAGTCAGACTCAGACAGATGATGCCAATAAATATGGTGCGTTTGTTATCATGCTAAAACGTGATGTGGCTATCGAAACAGACCGTGACATCCTTAAAAAGACAACAGTCATCACTGGTGATGAACACTATGGCGTTTACCTTTACGACCCTACACGAGTTGTAAAATTCGGTGAGTAAGAGGTGGCGATATGAGCTTATTGCTACGACGTCATTATATCCAAGAGGAGCAAGCTGGCCAGTATTCTGATTTAGAGAATAAGACTCTAGAAGAGTTGAAGAATCTAGCCAAAGAAGCTGGTATAGCTGGCGCCTATAAGTTATCAAAAGCCGAAATTGTAGAGGTGCTGGAGGATTTGAAAAGTGAAATTTAAAATCAAACAAGATTTCTATGATTGGGAATCAAATGTGAAACGACTGGCAGGAGAGGAACTTGAGATTACTGAGGAGCGCTATGCTGAGCTGGTTGACAATTTTGCCAGCAACGGTGTCGCTATCTCAGATGTTCTTGAGGAAATCCTTCCTGAACCTGAGTTCTTAGAAGAGGATTGATATGTCTATAGAGTTGCTGAAGAAACTAACAGGCGAAGAAGATACTCAGCTTCTCATGTTGCTCCAAACGAGGGCTACAAATCTTATCTTATCAGAGACTAATCGCACATCTTTGATACCTGCTTTAAGTCTCTTAATACCTGAGGTTGCTATTGAACTCCACAACCGCTCAGGGGCGGAAGGAGAGCATTCTAGAACCGAGGGTGGTATAGCAGTAGTCTACGGAGAAAACGGCCTGTCTACGGGTCTTCTACAGCGTATACGCATGCATAGACTAGCAAGGGTGGCAGGCCATGTTTTTGAAGCAGAGTAGACTGAAGCCTTATCCAATGCGACGGTTTAAAAAGACTGTCACAGAGGAAGGTGTCGCAAAAGAAGGTTATGTCAAAGAAGCTGAGACAGTCCGTCTTGAGTTGTGGCCAGCTAGTAGTAAGTTACAATCTGAATTGTACGGCGAGCGTGTCAATGATATTTTGAACGCAAATGCCAACAAGTCAGCTACTATCAAAGTGAAAGATGGTGTGTGTATCGATAGCCCGACGGAAGTGACTCACAGGGTTATTTCTAAAAAGGTCTACACACATCATCAAGTTTTGGAGTTAGAGAGTGTCAGAGCTACTAGGGGCAGATAGGCTTATAGCTAAGTTCCGAAAGTTGTCAGATGTTACGCAACGAGACATTGTCTCAAATGCGGTTCATCATGCAGCTAAAACCATTGTCCAAGCTGATGCTAAAAGACTTGCACCAGGGAACAATGGAGAACTAAGAAACAGCATTAAGACTAGGGTTAAAATGGACGGAGATAAGGCTATAGGTGAGGTTTACACAAATCTACACTATGCTCCTTATGTTGAGTTTGGAACGGGACCAAAAGGGCAGGCTAGCCATTCGGGTATATCACCAGAAGTCAGCGTGTCTTATCGCTCTAGTCCTTGGTATGTGCATGAAGACCAAATCAATGTAGGACCTTACCATTTTCAAAAGGTTGGGGAGTTCTACAAGATGTATGGTCAACCTGCCCAGCCTTATCTTTATCCAGCTTTGAGAGACAATCAAGAGCGTGTGTCTAAGAATATTTCGAATTATGTCCGTAGAAAGATAAGAGAACAAATAAAATGATCAATATCAAGCCTGTTATTTATAAAGAATTGCAAAAGGTCGCAGATAATGTGACTGATACTTATCCTAGCGATTGGGAGACTTTCCCAGTCGTTATTTTTTTGGAAGAACAAAACAAGCCCGGAGAGTGGTTTGACGACCAGGAACAAAAATCATCTATCCGCTACAAGGTGGATATCTTTGATGATACCAGCACTAGTGAGTTAGCTGTTAAAATCAATCAGATTTTTGAGTCTTTAGGTTTGCGAAGAACCGACTGCCAAGACGTGCCAGACCCGTCTCATTTGAGACATAAGGTCATGCGTTTTGAAGGTGTCGTTGACTTACACTCAGAGCTTGTTTTTCAATTTAGAATGGAGAATTAAACATGTTAGCAAATGGAATTACGCTTTCTTATAGCAAAACAAAAGGTAGCTATATTAAGCTTGTTGGATTGAAAGAAGTACCAGAATTTGGTATTGAACCTGAAAAAGTAGAGAATACTACTCTTGAAGATAAAGTTAAGAAGTATGAGTTCGGTATCGGTGATGCAGGGGAATTGGAATACAAATTCTCTTACAAGAACGACGGAGAAACTGCACCTTATCGTGTATTGCGTAAAGCGGCAGACAATAAGGAAAAACTCTTCTTTGAACAGACTTACCCAGATAACACGAAAGTGCATTTTGAAGGTCAAGTATCTGTTAAACTTGGCGGTGGCGGTGTCAATGCCGTTATTGAGTTTACCCTTAAAATTGCGTTACAGTCAGAGTTGGAATTTACAGATGGTTTAGGAGGTTAATTAAATGGCGTTAAAATACACAACTTGGAAAGTTACTGACGAAAAAGAATTGAAGCTACGTTTGACATCTCATCAGGCTGCAACTGTGGAAGAAAAAATCGGCATGAACTTGCTGAAGATTTTCATGCCTGAAGCTGGCGAAGAGTTCACTTTACCGCCTTTGAAAGTTATGTTGTTGTTAGTTCACGGAGCCTTGCAGCAGTATGAACATGGGTATTCCTTTGAGGACGTCTATGATCTATATGATGAGTACGTCGATAACGGTGGAGACCAAACAACCTTCATGACAGAGGTTTTAATGCCGCTATTTGAAGTATCGGGTTTTACTCCACGAGGAAGCAAGGACAAGAAAACTTCCAAGAAGAAAATGACAGTAGTCGAGTAATCTTAACGGTAACGCAGATTATTGAGAGGCTTTATCCTATGTTTTTGGACATTGGGGGTAAGCCTCTTGATTTTTGGGATTTAACGGTGCTTGAAATCAGAGAAATGATTGAAAGCTACAACCGTGTCAAAATCCAAGAGCGTAAAGAAAAGATTATTGACTCATACAGACTTTCGCAGATGATATCCAACCACGTTTCCTTATTGTTATCCAAAGATGCCAAGGTCTTTGAGTTCTGGGAGTATGCTCCTGAGTTATTTGTAGAAGAACAACAAGCGGTAGAACTGGAACGACAGAGACAAGCGTTTTTGTTGCATAAGGAACAGATGCGTGAATTTGCAGAAAGACATAATCGCAAAAGGAAGGAGGAAATGAATGGCAACTCTTGACGAATTGAAAGTCATGATTGACGCTGAGATAGCGCCTTTCAGGAAGAAGATGAAAGAAGTCGAGAATCAGGTCAAGGGAACATCTGACCAAGTGAAGAATGCCACTGCCAAAGTTCGTGAACAGTCGAATTCTATCGGTAGTGCGTTTGGTAAGCTAGCTAAGTTCGCTGGTTTTGCAATCCTTGGTAAGAAATTGCTTGATGTTGGGATGTATTCAGCGCAGACAGCTCTTGAAGTATCAGCGTCTATGAACCAAATCAAGCGCCAAATGGGCGAGAGTTCGCAATCTTTCTTAAAATGGGTTAACGATAACGCTAACGCGATGAATATGGGCGTGGGTGAGGCGACCAACTACGGTGCAGTCTACTCAAACCTATTTTCTGGATTTATCAAAGATACCAACAAGCTAAGCGCCTATACCGCTAAGATGTTGCAGACATCGGCAGTTGTTGCCGAGGGTTCAGGGCGTAGCATTACAGACGTTATGGAGCGTATTCGCTCAGGTTTGCTAGGGAACACCGAAGCAATTGAGGATCTAGGAATCAACGTCAATGTGGCTATGATTGAGTCTACTGAAGCTTTTAAACGTTTCGCGAACGGACAGAGCTGGCAACAATTGGATTACCAAACCCAGCAACAAATCCGCCTTATGGCTATCCTAGAGCAAGCTACAGCTAAGTATGGAGACACCTTATCCAACTCAGTCAACGGCAGTATCAGTCTGTTTAAGTCGCTGATGAAAGATAGTGCATTGAACCTTGGTAACTCTATGTTACCGATTATCAATGCCATTATGCCTGTCTTGAACTCTTTTGCTATGGTATTGAAGAATGTTACTGCTAAACTCGCTGAGTTTATTGCTTTAATGTTTAACAAGAAAGCTACGGTAAAAGATGGTGTCGGTGGAGCAGTTGGAGACATGGGTAATGCCATGAAAGATGCTGCAGGCGGAGCAGGAGACCTTGCTGATGCAGTAGACGATGCTGGAGATTCAGCAGGAGGACTTGCTGATAATCTTGGAGACTCAGCCAAAAACGCCAAGAAGGCTGCTAAAGAATTGCTTGGTCTAATGGGATTTGATGAGATTAATATCTTACAAAAACCAAAAGATGACGATGCAGGCGGTTCTGGAGGTGGTGGCGGAGGCAAAGGTGGTAAAGGAAAGGGAGGCGGTGGCGGACCTTTCAAAGACATCTTGCCAGAAGTCGAGTTGACCGACATGGGTAACCAGTTCAAGAGCATTTTTGACGGGCTAGGCGATAAGCTGAAAGGGTTGTTTGACCTCTTCAAAAAAGGTTTTGATGCAGCGTTTAGACCGGAAGGTATAGAACGTATCAAGATTGCCTTAGACCAAATAGCTAAGACACTGGGAGAAATCGCCACTGATCCAAGAGTTGTGAATGCATTCAACCGTATGGCTGAGAAAATTGCTTACGCTTTAGGGCAAGTGACAGGCTCAATAGCTACGATCGGTTTGGGTATCGGTGTTTTCCTTGCCGAAAGTATTGCAAATGGTCTCGGAAGACAAAAGGAACGCATTATCAGGGCGCTAGTTGCTTTGTTTGATAATATTGGTAACATTGCAGAGTCAGTAGGAAACATAGCTCAGGCTTTTTCTAGTGCTTTCTACGATGTCATTACCTCAACTGGTGCAGTTCGTATTGGTAGCGCTATTGTGTCAACGTTCTTAAGTTTGAGTTCAAAAGCTGTTGAGATTGGAAGCAAGCTTGGCGGTGATTTATTCAAAGGTTTAGAGCGAATCGTGACAGATAACGCTCCGAAATTATCAAATTCTTTACAGGGAGCTTTGGATGCGATTGCTCCAGTATTTGAAACAATAGAGCAAGCAGTGAACCGTTTTGGAGATGCGTTTAGTCGTGTGTACGATGAGCATGTTAGTCCGTTTATAACGACTCTTTCTAGCGGTATATCTCAAATTGTATCAGTCTTTCTAGATAGTTTCGACAACAATGTTACTCCAGCTTTACAAAGATTCTCAGATGGCTTTGAAGATGTATACAATAACCATATCGGACCAGCAATTGATTCTTTAAGCCAAGCTTTTGGAGGATTGGTTGATGTTCTCAAACAAGTCTGGGAAGATAATATGCAACCTTTTGCTGAGTTCTTAGCCGATACATTCGGTATCAGCATCGGTGGAGTTGCCGATGTGCTAGGTGGAGCTATTTTAGAGGCTTTGAAAATCCTAGCTGATACAGTAAAAGTCGTTAGCGATGCTTTCGTTGCTTTTTCTGATTGGTGTAAGGATAATCGAGAGATAGTTTCAGCTATGGCCACCGCAATTGGTCTGATATCGACAGCTTGGGAAGGTATTAAATTTATGTCTTGGGCTGAGCAGGCTGGAGGTCTTGCAGCAGGAATTGGTAAATTAAGCGGAGCTTTCACTGATTTAGTTAGTGCGGTAAAAGGCTTGACTGTTGACAAGATTAAGTCTTTTGCAGAAAGCGTTTATTTGAACACCTTATATGCAAAAGACTTTGTGGTCAATTCAGGTAAATTGATTGTAGAGCTAGGAAAAACTGCTCTAGAACTTGGTAAATCAGCACTAGCGTGGGGTGTTCACGCAGCACAAATGGGGCTTGCAGCAGCGGCAGAAATCGCTCAATCAATTGCAGCAGGAGTTGCAGCAACCGCAACATGGGCACTCAATGGAGCCATTGCGGTATTGACCAGCCCAATAACTTTAGTTATCGCAGCGATCGCTGCCTTAATTGGTATCGGTGTCTTGCTCTATCAAAACTGGGACACTGTTGTCGAGTTTGCTAAAACTGCATGGCAAGGACTATGTGATTTTATCAGTGGTATTTGTCAAGCGATTGGCGAATTTTTCAGCGGTCTATGGACGAAGCTACAAGAAATCTTTGAGCCAATAGGTCAATGGTTTGGCGAGAAGTTCCAGCAGGCATGGGATGCTATTGTAAACATCTTCTCTGGTATCGGAGAGTGGTTCTCTGGTGTATTCCAAGGTGCATGGGACGCTATCGTTAATATCTTCACGCCAATCGGTTCATGGTTCGGACAACGTTGGGCGGATGTGACGAGTGCTTTGGCTAATATCGGGGCATGGTTTACTGACATGTTCCAAAAAGCATGGACTGGTCTAACAAACATCTTTAGCAAACTAGGATCATGGTTTGGTGAGAGATGGGCAGATGTGACTAATGCATTATCCAGCGTTTCAAACTGGTTTGGCGAGATATTCGGAAAAGCTTTTGACGCTGTTAAAAATGCTTTCAGTTCTATTGGCGACTTCTTTAGAGGCGTTTGGGAAACTGTAAAAGGTATCTTCGTAAACGCTGGTCAAATGGTCGGTGAGGCAGTAGGTGGAGCATTTAAGAGTGCTGTTAATGCGGTTCTTGGAACGATTGAAAATGTAGTCAATGGCTTCATCGGAATGATTAACGGTGTTTTAGATGTTGTCAGAAACTTACCTGGTCTAGGATGGGTCGGTAGTGTAAGTACAGTCAGTCTCCCTCGTCTTGCCCGTGGTGGTATCGTTGATAGTCCAACGATCGCCATGATTGGTGAAGCAGGTAAAGAAGCGGTCGTACCACTTGAAAACACAGGATTTATCCAAACGCTAGGACGAGTTGTCAGCAGTGCGGTAGTAAATGCCATGGCTGGTGTTGGTCCGCAAGGTGGATTTTCTGGCGATGGCGACATCGTTATTCAAATCGCAGGCCACGAGTTCGGACGGGTAGCAATCCAAGAAATCAACAAGGAACATGAACGAGCAGGTCAAACCTTGCTCAAGATTTAGGAGGTTAAATGGCACAATTGACAATCAATGGGGTGGCTGTGAAGCCTCCCAAATCTTTTCAGGTCGGTATTCAAGATATCGATGGAGAAACAGGGCGTAACGCCAATGGAGACATGGTGCGTGACCGTATCACGACTAAGCGCAAACTAGACTGTGAGTGGGGCATGCTGACTCAAGAAGAAATGAGTCAGCTTTTAAATGCCGTTTCAGCAGTCTTTTTTGAGGTTTCATACCCTGACCCTGTTAAAGGTCAGACGACTGGGACTTTTTACGTTGGCGATAGGACGGCTCCAAGCTATTCCTTTACCGAGAAGTTTAAACCTTGGTCTGGCGCTAAATTTAATCTGGTAGAGAGGTAAGAAAATGGACGCTTTAACTAGACGACAATTTGACAGAGCTATGTTTGCTAAGGAGAGGACGCTGGCTATTCGTGTTGGCGATTATGCTTCACAGGATATCAAAGAGGCTAGTTTTGAGTATGGCTACATCAAGGGCGATACATACAAGCCTGGTGGAACGTGTGCTGGTAGCGGTAAGATTACCTTTACCAGTATCATTACCACGTTCAATAAACTGGATATCCTACACCCTGAGATTGGTCTACTGGTTGGGAATACCTACCAGTGGGTTAAGATGGGGGAATACTTCATCAACGATATTGAGATTGACCGAAACCGAAACACTACCACGCTGGAGCTCATGGACGGTATGTTTAAGCTCAATCGTGAGTACGTGACGGACTTGCATTTCCCAGCTGAGGTACGAGAGGTTATTCAGGAAATCTGCCTAAAAACAGGCATTGAGTTAGCGAATGACTATTTCGGAATCAGCGCTATGCGTTACCATGTCGAGCAAGTTCCTGAAGGTAAGAAACTTTCGTTCAGGGATATGCTGAGCGCTATGACTCAGATGATTGGAATGTCTTGCTTCTTCAACAGAAAAGGCAAGATGGAAATCCGTGATTTAACTGAGTCCAACATCACGATTAACGCAGATAGTTACTTCCTACATGGTTTAACCAAGAGTGAGATTGAGTATCAGATAGCTGGTATCACTTGTAAGACAGATAAGAAATCTCTGACTGTCGGTATGAAGACAGGTCGGTCTTTGGAATTGGACAATGTCTTCATGACTCAAAGCGCTTTAAATGACCTGTATTACAAACTGAAAAACCTGACTTACTATCCTTACAATCTCAACTACCAAGGGCATTTACTGCTTGAGGTTGGGCAGTGGGTAACCATTCAGACCAACAAGAAAGAAACATTTAAAGTTCCTGTCTTAAGTCAGAGCTTCACTTTTAAAGGTGGTCTGAGAGGTCGTATCAGTGCAGATAGTAAGGCTGGAAACGATACTCAGTACTCTTACGAGGGTACGATTACCAAGCAGATTAAGCAACAAGATGGCATTGAAGCGAAAATCCAAGCGCAGATTGAAGCAGCAGACGCAGCCTTTGATGCTGAGTTCAAAAAGCGTAAAAAAGAGATAGATGACGGTATCGAACTTGCCAAGGCCAAGGCTGAAGAAGTCAAGAAAGAACTGTCTGACACTATCAATCAGCGCTTCGACAGCTTTGACAATGGTCCATTGAAAGAAGCCAAGCGTAAGGCTGAAGAAGCATTGAAAAACGCTGGTGCAAGTAGTTTGCTTGCTCAGGAAGCCAAGCAGATTGGGCTGGATTCTGTTGCTAGACTTGAAGCGTTTAAGTCACAGACTACGACCACTCAGACGGCTCTGTCGGCCGACTTGGATGTTCTGAAAAAGACGGTCGCAAGTGAAGTCAATCAAGCTTCAGAATATCGCAGAACGACCACAGAGGCCCTTAGTCGAATGACTGGCCAGATGAACGGATTTGCGACTAAATCCGAAGTCAAGCAAGGCATTGACGGGATGACTCAGACCTTCGCTAAGATGAAGGTCGGCGGGCGGAATTATTATCGAGACTCTGAGAAGACTCGAACAAGTACACGTTTCTTTTCGTTTCCTTTGTATCCATATCTTTCACAAGAAAATGTCGGGGAGACTTGGACTTTATCGTTTGATCTAAAAATTAATGACGGTGGCGAAATTCGCCCGCTAC